GTAGGCGTGGCCTTGGATAATCCGGCCTTCGCCGATCTACCGAGTACAATCTTCTGATTCAAATAACCGCACCTTCTAATTTCCCTCTTTTGCGTAGTCGGATTTCCGACCTCACGATATAGCTGAGAATTGATGAGAGCGCAATCGGGACTCAGATAATTCTTTCCATCTGAGCACTTGAATCCAGCTTCGCTGCATGTCTGGACCCAAATTTTGTGAAATGATCGATGGCACTTAAATAATATGTCATCTCCATTTACAATCACGTTGCGTCTCATCAACTTACACAGTCGATTCAACTTAAAATTATTAAAGCCTTCAGGATTGCTGATTCGCCATCTCTCTACCGTAGTAAGATATACGGCTAGGTTAGCAACGCATAAAAGAGGAAAAGACAAGGGATGACCCATTAATTGGCCCTCTATAAGGGTGACGTACTTATTTTCGTCAGTCAACTTGCCTGAATCAACCAGAGAATCATAAAATTCATCTCTGATTAACTTGCGCTTCTCCTTGTTTTTCTCTTCATGCAATCTATCCCAGTACTGAAAGAAAGCTTCCTCACCCGCTGCTTGATACATTCTTAGATCAAGGTCCAGTGCGCAACGCGCTTGCGAAAGTGAGGCGAGACCGACTCGAACGATATCGTCGGTTTCCCTCAAACAATCATAAATAGGCATAAAAGTGCTAATTGATAGATCTTTCAACTTCAAGTCCGTAGCGGCTTCATAATCACCACTAGCCCAAAGCGGAAATTCTATACATTCTTCTGCTATTTCACGGACCTTTTCAATCAGATCATCATGCAACATAGTCGAATGCCTGGAACGCTTCCAGCAATCAAGCATAGCACCTTGCAAAGGTTGGAGCGCGGAATACACGCACCCGTTCCCCATTGTCACGATTCGGAACTTGCCTGGTTCCGGGATAACTTGATAACCCACCTCTGAAAAGAGATCGTAATCAGTTTTCAAATCTCCCATGCTTTTCCTCATTGCGTAGGTAAAAGCAATATTCCTCCAGCTCGACAATCTGTCGTTCAGAGCTGGCAAAAGTCCCAACTTCGGGCACAAATTCTGGATACTCATCGGATCGAACATGCTCAGCGCACCGCCAAACCGGCGTGATGCTTGTGTGCATGCCCCACCCGAGGGTAGAAACTTATTCTTGCTATAGCCAGGTAAAATTTCTCCAAATACATGGACGGATGTTTTATAAACAATGTCTTTCATGTCTTGGGGAATGAGGCCTCTAGGAGTAGTTAACCGTTGGACAAATAAATTTTCAGTCCTAACGCGC